AAACATGGTGGAATGGTAGATAAATATATAGGCGATGCAATGATGGCTATATTTAATGCACCCTTAGACTTAAAAAATCACAGCAGAATTGCTTTTGAATGCTCTTTAGAAATAATAAAAAATATAGAGCAACTAAATATAGAACTTATCAATGAGGGTTTACCAAAGGTCGCTATAGGAATAGGGATTAATTCAGGCGAAGCAATCATAGGCAATATGGGTAGTGAGAATAGATTTGATTACACAGCTATAGGTGATGCTGTTAATACTGCGGCTAGGTTAGAAAGTGCAACCAAGGAAAGAGGAGTTGATCTTCTTATAGGAGAACAAACAGAACTTTACTGCGGATACCATTTGCAACCTTTAGAGCCTATACTAGTAAAAGGTAAGGCAAAGGAACTTAAAATATTTACATGGAAATAAAAAAACTAGCAACCGCTATCGTTAGATATTTTAAACCTAGGTATCAAGTGAGAGTTTCTTTTAACAAAGAGTATGGCGATGCAGATGACAAAGTTTACATAAGCAAAAAGATCATTGTGCAAAAAGAAAATCATTTAAAGTTTCGTAATTTAGAAAACAAAACCATAGAGTACAGAAGTGCAGGTGGTCTTAATTACATTATTGAGGATATGTAATGCAACAAATACTAGTAGGAATTATTATTATGCTAGGTCTTGCGACCTATTATTTTCATAGTGAAAACCAAATACTTCAAGCAAACAATTCAGTGTTAGAAGGTGCAGTAGCTACTCAAGAAGAAGCCATTGCTACAATACAAGAAGACTTTCAATTACAAACACAACAATTACAAGACCTTACGCTTAAAAGCCAAGCAGCACAAAAGGAGTTAAATAGATACACACAGTTTATACAAAACTATGAATTAACCGCTAAGATATTAGCAGACCCCATAGAAATGGAGAGGAAAATAAATAATGGTACAAAACATATCATGGAAGACATTGAAAAGCTCAGCGATACAGTTGACAATCTTGATGATGGTTTGCAGTTGCAGCCTAATTCCAACTAAAGAAATACAAGTTACAGCTAAACCTATTGAAAGAGTGATAGTGCAACCTATCATGCCTAGAGAAATTGACCTAAAGGAATTGCAGTGGATTGCTGTTACTCCTGATAACTGGGATGAACAATTAGCAAAAATAGAGGAGCAAGAAGGGGAGTTAGTGTTCTTGGCTATGACCATCCCTGACTATGAAGTCATGGCATACAATATGCAAGAGATCAAAAGATACATCACAGAATTAAAAGATGTGGTTGTATATTACCGAAAAGTAACTACAGAAAGCCTTTCAAAAGAACCTTAAATCTGATAGCCTTGAATTTTCATATAGGAGAATACTATGGGAATGATAGGAGAATGGATAGGAATTATCACAGGTGTAGTATGTTTAGCATCTATTATCTGTGCATTAACTCCGACTCCGAAAGATGATGCAATGATCGGAAAGTTCTATCGCTGCATTGAACTTTTGGCTCTAAATATAGGGCGTGCAAAAGAGAAGTAGATACTAGAGGGGGTGCAGAAGCACCTTTTTAATTTATGGCAAATAAAATAACACCATTCGTATATAACGCTATTCTTGAAAGGGTCGTAGATGGAGACACTATTGATGTTACTCTTGACTTGGGATTCAGTGTCTTTCTTCACAAGCAACGCTGCAGGTTGGCAGGTATAGACACTCCTGAGTCAAGAACTCGCAACCTTGCTGAAAAAGCATTAGGTAAAAAAGCATCAGCAAGACTAAAAGAAGTATGCGTAGGATCATTCAAAATACAATCACTAGGCAAAGGTAAATATGGCAGAATACTTGCAATCCCTTATACAGAAGATGGTCAAGATATTTGTCAAATGCTTGTCCAAGAAGGACACGCAGTTGAATACTGGGGTGGAACTAAAACAGGAAAAGTCAAAGATGACGGAACTTGGGGAGAAGATTAATATGCATATATCAGACGAAGGTTTAGACCTTATAAAAAGATTTGAAGGCTTAGAACTAGAAGCATACCAATGTGCGGCAGGTGTATGGACTATTGGTTATGGCTATATTAAGGGTGTTCAAGAAGGTGATGTATGGGATGCAGATAAAGCAGACTATATGTTGTTCAGAGAATTAGAAGAAGAATACCAAGGCTATGTTAATGATTATGTTCATGTGCCAATTAATCAATGTCAATTTGATGCTCTCTGCTCGTTTGTTTACAACCTTGGGGGTAACGCATTAAAAAGTTCTACACTCCTTAAGGTGCTCAACTCAGGAGACTACAACGGAGTTCCTGAACAGATTATGCGTTGGAACAAAGCAGGTGGAAAAGTTTTAGCAGGATTAACTAGAAGAAGGACTGCCGAAGCTGAATTGTTTCAAGGCAAGAGGTGGGAACATATTTAATGGCACTTTCAAAAACCCAAAACAAAAGATTGGGTGCGATACTATCAGTGATGTTCAAAGAGGAAACCCCAAGATCATTACTATCTGATGTTCTTGCTGATGGTTATATAGAAGAAATTGATAATTCTTTTCAGCTCACAACTAAAGGCGTTGATGAAAAAAACAGACTCTGTACTCTTGCAGGACTTAATATCAAATATTCTAGCGAAAAGAAACAGTAATGTACCTCATGACTGTATGCCAAAACTGTCAATTAGAAAAATACAAATGCAAATGTCCCAACATGACACAAAAGGGAAAATACTGGGAAGAACAAACTAAAAGATTCTACACTTGGGAAGAACTAAGAGCTTTTTATAAAAGCAAAGAAGTTAATAAACCTAAGTAGACTTTTCAGTCCTTACCACTTTGCCACCTGCATAAGTGACTTCTCTAAAATGTTGATAAGCATCTCTTTGAAAATAGTACCTAGTAATTAACTGATTCATATCTTCAGCTTCAAGTTCTTCTTTTCTTTTTTCTTTAGCTTCTATATCTTTTGGATATGCCATTTTATACTCCGTCATTAAATGTTAGTGCTTGTTTTATTTGGCAAAGTACAAGCAAACTTTTTCTAGCGGTATCAATCTTTTTAATTTTAACAATTAGTAAGTCCGCCCAAATTTAAAGTGGGTGATTATCATCATCTGCAAAAATAATAAGCAACAACAAGCCGATTATATTAATTACTACAAGCCAACAAAATACAGATAATAATAAATCTAACATTAATTAATCCTAGTATTAACTCCAGTCAATTTACGCTTAACCAACTCATTTAAAATCTTAAGTTTGTTCTTAGGTTTAGTTGCGGCTGATACAAGAAGGTCTTTAAGCTCACTGTTCATAAGTTCCTTGATGTAGAAATGCTCAGTAGTTTCTTTACCTGTTTTGTCTCTAGTCTTTTGACTCTTTTTATATTTTACTGGCATTTTAGTTCTCCTTTAGTTTTCCTAGATTAATTATTTGTATTGTTTCAACCTAATCGTTGCATAGTGATACATTTTTTTTGCAAAATATTTCTTACTACCTTTGATTGGTACTTTAAACAAGTAAATGCTATAAGTAATAAACATACCTAATAATACCCCCAACATAACTGCATGTTCAGGTGTACCTGCTTGTTGCCATTGATGTAGTGTCATTTCTATTTTTTCCATTATTGCTCCTCACTTTTTGTTGTTACAAGATTAATTTTTTGAAATGTACATGAGATGTGTCCATACAAATCAACATCAAGATCGTTAATCACACCAAAAGAATCATTATCAGTTTCTATAATTTTTGTAAATGATGATATGGGTTTACCAAATTTATCAGTGATCTCTACATTTACACTTACATTAAAATAATCACTTACATATGTAGATTTATTTGTCATACTTGCTCCCATCTTAGATTTTATTTGATTTATTTTTATTAGATCAAGTTTTTCATGCAACTCTTTTGAAAAATTTATCTTTTGTTGTTTCCAATTTTCTTTTGTAGACATTCTATAAATAGTAGCTGATCTCATATTGTATTTTTTAATTAAAAAACCAAGAGTGGGCATAACTCTTTGATTATTGTCATTAACATAGCCATGAACATATTCATTGCGTATTTTTTCTTTATTATCTTCGCTTATCATTTAGTATCTTTCCCCCACTTGGCGTGTATTACATCTTCTAAATCACCTTGTTTTTCTGTGATTATAAAGTCAACTACAATCCAAGTTATCAGCCATAAAACTAAGTAAACACCGCCAACAACTATTATCCAAAATAAATAACTCATATTTTCCCCCTTACCCAAAGAACCATGACTAAAAATAAAGCACAAGAACCATACAGTGCTAAAAGTCCTACTATTATATTAATAAATATTTCCATTAGTGAACAACTCTTTCCCTGCATCCATTTTTTATAAATGAGCTTAGATCAGACCAATCCTCTTGGGATAATATTTTAATCACGCTTTTATAACTCATACTCATAAGATCA